TGATTACACCTAAATGCATTAAAACGCTTTTTTGAATAATTGTCAATTATCTGCGTTTATTTTTGTTGCGCCACGCGATCCAGGCTTGATGATCAGATGGATCAGGTTCAACCGTTCCACCAGTACCACTTGAGCCACCGCCAACTTCACTCATTGGAGGGGGAGTGCGCGACACTTGTTTGCTAAAAGATTTGACCGCTTTGCTTGATAGTTTGGTTAATTCGATGCCCATTTGCAATGGAGATAAGTTGGCAATACGGATGGCATCGCCTACGTTTTCAGACTTGCCAAGAAAAGTAATGACCGCTTCAGGATTAGGAACGGACGCAATCGCCTGCAAGAAATCGTTTCCACCGACACCGGCCAAGTTCAAATTGGAAATCGAACGGTCATATTCTTGACCAAATTCAGCTTTTGCTTTTTGTTCAATGTCATTCATGGCATTAATGAAGGTTTGTTGCTGGACGCGTTGTTCAGCAATTTGTTGAGCGTAAACCATTGCCAATTCCTCGACATTGCCTTGATTTTGAGCAGGAGCTTGGGATTGTTGGACTTGTTGTTGCTGGACTTGAGATTGGGCAGCTTCCAAAGCAGCAAGGCGCTCGCGAGCAGCATTCTTCTCAGCAGCTAATTCGCCCATTCTGCGTTTTGCCCATTCAGGCAGATCATTGTATGAATTCTCGCCAGTCTTGCCATCAGGCTCGGCAGGAGGGGTGTTTTGCCCATCGTTGCCCTGATTTTGACCTTCTAATTGTTGCGCTGCGTTATTTTGTGCGTCTAGTTCTTGTGTAGTTGCACCAGTTGCGTTGTCCATTACGACTCCTAGGTTATTTGTGAAAGATTGTTAGAAAGCACTTGTGACGGATCAAAGTGGCTTAAATCATACTCCTTGCCAGGTTGAGGTGTCCCTTCGATTTCTCTAACGGTTTTATCAGCGATCTTGGAAAGATCAATCTTGCTGAGTTCGGATAGCAAAGCCTTGACGCGATCGGTCTCAGCCTTGAATGCTTGGATAGAGTCTTGACGCTCATTTTCAAAGCGCAGAGCCAAGTGATTGAGGGCATCCATATCAAGACGTTGTTTATCAAGCGCCAAATAGGATTGCTTCTCTTGGAGTTGCTCTTGCAATTGCTGGATGATGGCTTGAGCCTGCTGGAGTTGTTGTTGCAATTGTTGCTCTTGCTCGGATGGCCCAGTACCCAAGATATTTGGAGGAATCCAGTTGCGCATACGCTCCTGTAACTTGTCAGCATTCGGGAAGTCAGCAGATCCCATATAAAGATCGCCAATAACCTGAGAAAGAGCAGGCTGAGCAGCCAAGAGTTTAGTCATTGCATCAAAAGCCTCTTGTCTGCGGGTGTCATAGCTTGGCCCAACTTCCGCAACCACGTCATATTTGCCCACATTCGGATTAAAGATGGCAGTAACTCGAGCGTTTTCTTCGTCCTCAGTCTTTTTCATTGGCTCAGCCAATTCAGGATCAACCATGATCTGACTCTCGGTATTGTCATCGCCAAGGATTCGCACGATTCGCTTGGTGTCATAGACTTTAGGGATCAAATCAATAATCATGCGACCAGTCGTTTGAATGGCCATGTTTTGATTGTCTTGGAAGTGATAAGTAACGCGCTCGCCTTGGTTTACGCGCTTCTCGATCGATATACCTGAAAGCTCTTGGGATTGCTCGCCAAAGGTTTGATCGTATTGACCGGAGGTCATCATCAATTCTTGAGCAGCAGTTGCCATGCCTTCCATATAAACAGGAGCGCTTGATGGAGGTTGCTGACGAACTGGTGAAGGAATCGCATTGCCATTCTCATCTGCATGGTTGTATGGCAAATAAGCATGGTTCTCAGTATTGGCAGTAGCCCAATAGTTTTCCAAACCTTCGATGGCTTCGACTGGGGCCATGTATGGGGATTTAGATTGCAATGCGCCAAACTCTATGGCAGCAGAAGCATTGTAGTTGTAAGCGCGCTGAGCATCCTTCATGTAGCGGATTAAGCCCTTACGATCTAAACGTCCTTCGATAACGACTTCTTCTCCTGGACAACGAATAATAGGCACATAAGAGCCAGGCCATGTACCCTTCTCAAGCACTTCATCGCCACCAATCAGATACTTTTTGATGGTGCGCTTATCGATTCTGCGTCTTGTAATTCCTTCCGCGCCCTGACGAATTGCCTCATTAAATAGCTTGCGCTCATCGACAGAAATATCGCTTTCTTTGGCATAGCGCATAGATCCATCGGGATTCTCAAGGGCATAAAGCCATTCTTTGCGCACTTCAAGCTCGTAGTATTCAGCCAAACGAACCACGTCTTTAGTAATCCACATTTGATTGCCTGACGGACTTGTGGCCGGCAATTTGAAGTTAGGGAACTTGCGCTCAAACTCTCTGCGAGGCATATCCTCATAGATAAAGCCAAATTTTGCGTCAAGGCCATCCTTACGCTTGATATGCGGATCGAGATATACGCTCATCGCATCGGGAACTTCTTTAATGAAGATTTCCTGATCGAAGGTGGAATCGTCAGCGTAGGCAGTAGTTAGTCTCCAATAACCTATGCCACCGCCAACCATATGCTCGGCAGCAATGTCATAAGCGACTTTGGCATTGGATTTGTATTCAATATGACGAACCAATCCCTCGAAGATTTCAGCAGCCTCATAGGTTGCCTCGTCATTAGTTGGGTGAACTTGAACGGATGGCTTATTGGCTTTGAGATTGTTGACAACGTGAAGCCAATGCGTATGCGTCTTATTGATCGTGAGCATCGGCTGGGTATTTAAATGCCGTCTTGCTTTGACTGACGGCTCCCATTGGTCTTGATTGTCAGAATCAGCATACAGGAAGCGCATATCTTCGCGATAGCGTTGACGAGTGGCTTGTTCCCAGTTTAGGCAAGCCTGAAAGTTCTCGTATGCACGTTCTATGATGTCTTTTTCTCTATCTGCCATATCACATCCAATATCCGCCTCTTTGATTACCAGGCATAGTGTTAAATGGTTTCTTAGGATTAGAGAGTTTTTTCTCTTTCCTATCCCTTACCATTCCAGGGAATAATTCTGTAAGCACCCAAATCCAAGCATCTGCTCGGTTAGGTGACTTACTTCCATTGTAGCCATTCGTAGAAAACGAGGCAAGCTCATCTTCAAGGTCAAGGAATCGACCAACGTGCCTAATTTTGCCTTGCTCATAAAGAAGTGAAAACGGTTCAGCGCGAACGACTTTGCCACGCGAAGCACTCACCGCTTTAAATGGAGTCCTTGATCGAGCCGACTGGATGACTTGCTCAACCATTGCACCCCCGAAGTTAGTCTCGGCAACAACCAAGTCAGCCTTGTGGCGATCATACGCAGACGCAGCCATGCGCCCCCAATTAACAGGGCCAGCTTTAATCGTTGCATCCTCTAGTAGATAGGCATTTCCGTCAATACCCAATGCACCAACCACGATCCCAGTAGCATCATTGTCAGCATTATCGGAATCGCCAGCACCGCTAGGATCAACTCCAACAATAACCCTAACAAGCTCGGGGAGGTTTTCTTCATCGACTCGCCATTTGTCTATGTTTTCCTCGGAGAATAGCTGATTCGGATTAGCGTCAGCAAATTCACCCAAAAGAAAGCGTCTTTGTAATCTTGAACTCAGATTCTTTAAAGAATCAAGGTAATTATCTGACAGATTTTCCGCATTGTCTGAAGGATTTATCTGAAAGTTAGCGTAATCATCAGGATTTGATAATGGAATCTTTGATTCAGGATCGCGCTTTAATACGAATATTTGATATGTCCAATGGTTTTTATTAGGTGGATTGCAGTCAAAAAACATTTTTGGTTTAAGCAATTCATCGGGTTTTCCCTGTATCTTTTGCATGACTTTTTGAGCCAAACGAGTCATGGCGATGCCGACCGATCCCCAAACGATTTGTGAGGATTCGTTCAAATAGATGGTGACAAATTCCATACCAAGGATCTTTTCTGTCCTTTCTTTGTCATCAAGACCACCAAACCATACTTCCGAGCCATTTGGAAAGGTCACATACCAATGAGTTTTATCCAGCTTGTATTCCATTTGTGGGAAACAGAGCTTCATCACTTTTGGAAAAGTGTCATAAACAATGGAATTGACCACATGGTTAAAGCGAAAACGAAGGATTGCATGGCGAGATCCAGGCGCTTTCAATGCCCTAACTACAAGCTGACGCACCAAAAGAAAGGTTTTTCCTGACCTTGAGCCACCAAAAAGCATGATGTAGATGGCTGAAGATGCGAGTATTGCTTGGGCTTGTAACTGTTTTGTATGAAGTTTCACGCTTGTTCGTCAAGAGTCGAAATCATTACGGAGAATGGCGCACCATCTTTGCCGGTCACTTCTTGCTCAGTTTTATCGCGCCATCCAAGGACATTTTTTGCAGTAAAGATCGCAAAACTTGGAATATATGCCCCATTCATTGTGCCTTCGACAAGAATTGCCTCTTGAAAATCCTTGGCTCTTTTATAAGCGTAAGAAAATTCTGGGTGTTTTAGCTCGCCATCTTCGTTTGTAGAGGTTGCCCAGTCATGTAATGTTTCACGTGTAACACCGACAATCGTGGCAAATCTAGCAAGCGTTGGGAACTTGTTAGGCAGCTCTTGAACCTTCTCATCGCCATTCTTATCTCTGACAGTTACTTCTCTTGTCGGGGAGATATTAAAGAATTCAACGAGTTGATCGGCAAATTCTTCCTTATAGAGCGATGGTCTGCCTCTATCAAGTAAGTCTTTGGGATCTTTCTTTTTGGTCATTATTGGACTGACGCAGAATGGTTACGATAATGCTCAATGTCTTGAGCGATCTCAAGGAGGTGCTGAGCCATTGCTTCGCCCTTCATAATCTGCTGGCGATTTGATGGCACGATTTGAGCCATAGCGATCCATACGGAGTAAAACTGAGATAGCTTCTCATATTCGTTTGGATCAATTTCGTTTTTGACGTTTTCTTGTGTAGTCACCTGAAATCTATTCCTGTTTAATGGTTGAAAATTAGTCGTGCATTTTATTTCTTCTTTGCTTTGGCTTTTCCAGCTTTTTTAGCAATTGCTTCACGTTGAACTGCATATCCGATCGCTTCGGCCTGCTTTGGCTTTTTGCCTGCCTTGATTTCCTTGGCAATATTGGCAGAGCGAGTCTTTTCTGACGTTCCTTTGCGTAATGGCATTTTTTGTCCTTAAAAGGTAAAAGACTAGGGTTTCCCCTAGTCAGTTATTAGGCGATGCTTTGCCATTTAGTGCCATCGGAATAGAATACTGCGCCAATTCCAGTAGCGTTTGTGGTGATTCCTAATGATCCAGCTGCTGCGCCTGCTGGAACTGAAGTCGAGTTCGCAGTAATTGCAGTAGTCAGAGCATAGAATCGCGCTCCACTTTCAAATTTAATAAAGTTGACGATTGGCTCGTCATTTTCTACACCAGCAAAATAATTAGGCATGGTTATTTCCTTTTAGTAACTTTGGCCAAGACAGAGATCTGCGCTTTTGCTTCTCTCTGTGCTGCAGCCATTCTTGATCTATTAGCTTCGATCTCTTTAGCCCGTTGTAGAGTGCGGAGATCATCTTGCGCTCGCCACTTCTTTTCTTCGGCATCCATGCGAGGCGCAGCAATGATTACTTCTGCTTTACTTGGGGCTTTACGAGCTTTAGTGGTGAGCGTAGCCATTATTTGACGTTGGTTTCTTTGATCATTGGGACACCGTTCGTCAAGTTAGGCTCTTTAACAGGGCCTTCAGGTGGAACGATGTATGGCTCATTACCAACTCGGCATTGCTGAGCATAGTCAGCAGCGCGTTGTAGGTGTCCAGGATCTTTAATTCCTGATTTGCCTGTTTTTTCTTTTTCAGCTTTGGATTCATAGGACATTTTGCCCTTTTCGCCCATGCCACGCTCTTTAGTGCGCATTTCTTCTTTGCTCATGTTTAACTCCATAAATAGATGAATTTAGCTAAATCCCACCCATTAGGGGTGATTAGCCCAACTATAAATCAAATCAAGGCATTTTTCAAAAGATTTTTTTTCTTCTCTTTGTAGATTCGAATAATCTCTTTCAGATCGTCAATGGTGTATTTTTTGACCGAATTATCCGATTCCAAAGCCTCAACACGCTCGATGCCAATTCGCTTGATCAATCCAATACGATAGTCAACCGCGCGCCCAGCTCCCCATCGATTACATTGCTTGCGTTGGCCATGAGCATTATCTTCATGGAATCGAATATGAGGGGCAGATCCAACCGATCGGTAATGGCCACAATCAAACGCACCTCCGACTTCATAAAATCCTAAATCCAATCCGCAACAAATACAGGGTTTTCCCTTATCTCTTTCGCGAATGTAAGCATTGAACGCGACTTGGGCTTCGCGCTTCCAATCTGACAGGGTTTTGTAGGCTTGTAGGCGCTTTTTTGTTTCAGCACGATCAATTCGTTGCTCTTTGGCTTTTTGCTTTGCTATGGCCTGTTTTGCCAACTCTACGGAGCATTCGACACCGCAAACTGATTGACCAAAGCGCTCTTGCATAAATCTTTCTTTGCAAAATTTGCAGTTTCGCTCTTTTAGCTTTAGTTTAATCATATGCAATATCCGAAAATTTAATTCCACGCTCAGCACCAAAAGCCATCATAAGATCAATAAGCTCGGCCATTTCTGATTTTGTCATTTTGCTAGTGCGCTGCCCACAAACTACAAAACCGCCATCGATGCCAGGCACTACCTTTTGACTTTTAAGCGATGCAGAAAAAACATCCTTCCATTCATCCGAAGTGAGTTTGTTTCCATACCAATTGACCTGATCGCTAACCTCGGCAAGCATTGCCCACATTTTTGCATTCTGCTCCAAAGATCGAGTTTTCTTTTTAATCTCGCAAATCATGTCCTCAGATGCCATTTTTATCGCTTGCATGGCATTTTGTTTGACTTGCGAATTAATCAAAAAAAAGGTTTGTTTATCGCTCATACTATGTCGGAAGCCTGAGAAATGCCCATGGCACGAAGGATTTTGCGAACTTTTCTATAAACACGCTTCAAAATGTCAGCGACCGCTTGATGGCTTATGCCTTCAGCTTCGGCAATCTCACGCAATGTCATTGGCTCATTATTCATCATTCCCATCCTTTTTCATAAAAGCTAGTATTTGATCCCGACTCGGTGCATTCTTGAACCTTGCTATTGACGCAAACATGATCTCCTGTTGTTTCCGGCTCGGCCTCGCGCTTTTCACCAGTCTCACACAACAAAAAAGGCATGACATATTGAAAATTCCCGATGAACCAAGGCATTGTGACGATTCGCATTGCATTAATCCCCTTTCAAGCGATTAGCAACCAAAGTGGCATATCCAGCAATATCATGCCAATGATCGTGAATATCAGGATTGCCATTAAGGATTCGCGCAACTTTGTGCATGATCATCTCAAGCGCTTCTTTTTGATCATCTTCAAGACCGCCATAGTTGTATTGAACGCTAATTATTGCTTTTAATTTTTGGCTGATTTGAGCATGGTCAGTAAATATGCCATGAGTTTTTTGACGCTGATCTAATGTTTCATTGATGTCCATTTTCTAGCCTTTCTTTTAATAATTTCCATGCGATTGCAGCCACTCTTGATACTTGTCCGTTTCCAATGGCTTTAAGTCTGTCC